TACCTCTGTCTTTTGTTGCTTTTATATCGCTCAGCAATCCAAGCTCAACTCCCTGCATCTCTACTTGGTTTAGTGCCGCTTTAGCTCCTTCGATATCGCCTTGTGCAACCATACTAAGAACTGCCATAGAATCAGATGGATCACCACCTACCGCATTAATCTGACCTAATCTATTTTCTACTAATTTAGTAAAGCCGCCTACATCACCAGCATCAAGCATTCTTCTGCCCTTGCGAGCATCTTGGAAGAAAGCTTTTTGACGCTCCTGTCCGATAGCGTTAAAGGCTGTCAAAGAGTTGATTGCACCAGTTGGGTCTAGAGCTGCTAGTTGCTGAAGCTCTAAACTTTGATTAGGATTAAAACCAGCTTGGCCAGCTTGCTGCCCGATAGCCGCGCGTAACTGGCTTAACTGCTCTTGTCTTTGCATATCTTGCATACCCTGCTGGATATTTAAGCCTTGAGCAAAGCTTTGTAATGGATTGAAACCGTTTGCCATTTATAATCTCCTAAAAAGGCATTCCGCCTAGAGCTGCTAACTGAAAGGTGCTGCCACCTAAAGGATTAACTGGAGCTGATGGAGCAAATGCACCACCTGCCGCCGCCGCGCCTAACAAATTACCAAGCAATTGCTGTTGGTTCTGACCTCTAGCTAATGCCGCTTGCGCTGCTGCTTGACCTGTTTGTCCTGCAATACCGCTTAACTGAGAAGCTTGACCTGTCGCTAAATTAGTTCTTGCTAGCATCTCTTGTAATTGCTGTTGGCTTAATTGTTGACCAGTACCAGATAACAAACCAGTAATGTTAACACCGCTTTGACCTAGTATATCACTTAAACCGCCGCCTTGTTGATTAATTAAACCAGATAATCCGCCAGCCGTTTGACCGATTTGAGAAGCGATATCTCGACCTGTTTGTAATCTACCTTGTCCTACTTGACCAGCAATATTACCAATCATGCCAGCACCTTGACCAGCTAACGAACCGATTAATCCAGCACCTTGACCAAATAAACCAGCCTGAGATTGTGCAGCTCTTAATCTGTTTGCAGCGTTTTGCAATGCAATATTGCCTTGCTGCTGACCAGCCTGTGACAAAAATTGACCTTGCTGCCCTGCTGCCTGCAAGCCTTGTTGTGATAAAGCTTGTTGATTAGCGATTTGGCGTTGCAAGTCTTGACTAGCTAAACCCTGACCGAAACGAGCTAGTTCTTTTTGCACGTTACCACCACCCAAGCCACCTGTTGCAGCAGCTTGATTGATAATAGATTGCTCGCCTTGCTCTTGTAAGAATTGCATAGCAGGGTTATTAATTAAAGCTTGGTCGAATGCTTCTTGACCTAACGTTCCAGATAATGCCGCTTGTCTACGTTGAGCCTCTAAACCAGCAGGAGAAAACGCGCCTACACCTTCGGCAGCTTGTGTAAAGAATTGCTGGCCAGTGTTAGGGTCTACACCAAAGTTACCGCCTAGAACGCCTGCACCACGATTTAATAAACCTTGTGCCGCTTGCTGCCCTTCCATCAATACACCTAGACCACCTTGTAAGCCGCCCTGTAAAGCAGACTCAAAACCAGCTAAACCAGTTTGAGGCATAGGCTGTTGATCGGTTGTTTGCGCCATAGGTTGTGCAGTAGGTTGTACTTGTGGCTGCATCGGCATAGTAGTAGGTGGTGCTTGAACTGGATTCATACCAACCAATCTACCTTGTCCTGGCTTCGGTGGATGAATGTTAGGTCCGCCAATGTTAGGTAATGGTGCGCGTCTTGCCATTTGTTGTGTTTGTACTTGTGCTACCATATTTAAAACTGCCTTCTATCAAGTGGGCCGCCACCAGCACCGCCTAACGGATTTGGTACGCCTATATTCGGTGGTAATACTGGATTAGGGTTAACTGTGTGTGAAGCAGGGTCGAAACCTACGCCTACAAAGTTAGGTAATTGAGTATTTAAGAATGACAAGTCAGGCATTTGCAATTGCTGCGGCTGTAATGCACTAAAGTCTGTCGGTGCACCTAACAAAGCATTTTGTATTTGAGGTAACGCAGATGTTAACGCCTGTTGAGCGCCTACATTGCCCTGTTGGAATATACCCATTTGTGCTGGAGCTAAACCACCAAAGATATTCAATGCTGCTTGATTGCCTCGCAATAAATTTTCTTGCGCTAGCGGACCTAAGCGATCCATTGCTGCTTCTGCTTGCTGCCTACCCTCACGGATAAGTTGCGCTTGCTCTGCGCCTGATTCTTTTTGTGCTCTTAGCGACTTGCTGGTTGCTCTGTCTGATGCTACTGCACCCAGAACCCCGACTCCCGCTATTGCTGCTGCTGTAGGCATTATATAAACCTCGTCATAATAATTAAATCGTTTAAAATACCGTTTTTAAGCCATGCTCTTGGTATTCTTCCGTTCTCTTGAAATTCAAAACCTCTAAGAAATGCTCTGACATTTCCACAGTATTCAGGCGTGTTCGTATAGATAGTGCAGCCTTTCATGTTTTTGCGTAACCAATCCATAATCCCTTCACCTGCTTTTAATGCGTGTTCTCTTCTGTATTCGGGTAAAATGTGAATATGACCGTCAAAGCATTTGTTGAACTTAGGAATAAACTGAACTACACCTATAGTCACATCATCTACAACTGCTCTTAACCAAATATCTTTAAACACATCAACACGTAAATCTTCTTTTTTAAATGGATCTTCGCTGATAGCGTCAAAGATTTGGTCATTTAATAAAATGCGTAAAATCTCACCTACATCTAATGTTTTTTCTACTATCAAACTAATATCCAACCTTGTTTCTTGTCACCGCCAATATCAGCGTCACGTTTAATGTATTTAATATTTCCTGCTGTACCTGTATCGTCCATATAGCTAGCACCCTGCTCAGCCTCAACTGCCCCTTCAGGATTACCAGTACCGATAATCAAAGCTTGATTAGTTATTAAACGAGTCCAAACGCGCATTTGCTCTGATTGAGCACCCCTGTCATCTACAAGAGGTTTGTTTGGGTCTGGTTGTGCAACTTTACGAACCAATTTGAGAACTCCTTACATTAGCCTCTACTTTAATCACGACAGGTTTAACAGGATCGGACATACTAAACTTAAATACTGCAAATCTTGGGAACCTGCCTAGCTTGTACCAAATACAACGCTTAATAAATTCGCCAATCTTGCCTATCTTTCTAACCAAGTTATTGTTAAACGTCTTCCCGTCTGGTGAAGTAGATAGTCTGATTTCAGGGTCGGTAGTAGTAAAATCACCTACACCTGACTCCATTGTTATTTCCATTTGAGGCACAGTTAACACATTGCCTAAATCACTTAACGGTTGAGTAGCAAACGTTCTGATTATTTCCGTACCATATTCGGAATAAACATCAATATCTACGCTACCTATTCTACCATCTTGTGAATCTCCGCACAAAATTCGATTGTAGGCATTTACAACCGAATTAGCTCGCCATCTAACAATCTCGGTTACGCCTTTAGAATTAACTACCAATGACTTTCTTTCGTTCCAAGCGCCTGTTACGGTGTTGTATTCAAAAGCAGTAGCAGGTAAAGAAAAGCCGACGATATAAGCGCCATTTTGAGCGTAGGAGTAAGCAAAGGCTTGACTAATCTGTTCTTGTGTAAAGTTTTGTAAAGCTGAGTCGATAGCTGTTGTTGATACTTTTTGTGCTGCATTGCCTGATAACGTCCAAATTGCTGCGCCTTCGTTTTCTCCACCACCAATCCACATAAACGAGTTGTTAGTAGAAATAACAGAGAAAGGAGCGTAACAGCCTTTATCAATAAAAAATCCTGTTCGCTGAAATGGAAAACCACCAGCGCCTAAGTTTTGAAACTCCTCTGTGTTTATCTCAGCGCCTAAAGCGTAAAGCTTATTGTTGTATACATGTACTGTAGAGATTGCATCAGGGTCACTTTCTGCGCTACCTCTATCTAAAGCATTCCATGATAGACCATCGTTAGAGGCTGATTTAATTATTTTCTTTTCGTCAGTGTTAGTAACAAAAAATGAATCTACAAATACAACTATCTGTGGATTTCCGTTAGCTTTAAAGTCTGGGTCTGTTATTTGTTGGAATACCGGGACAGCGGTTTCATCAATAATATAGCCATCACCACCCGGCACTAACACCATTAACTGACGACCGTTATCAGCCATTGATACGCGACCATCACCAGGAATAGTACCTAATGCTACTGCGGCGAAAACCTCATTACCGTTTACATCAAAACTTCTATCTACCCGGTAAAGTGTTTCGCCATTAAGAAAATAAGGTATACCCTCTTTAACGTGAGCGCCCCTATTTATTTCTTTAATATTGCCAGTTGTTAATAGCTGAGTAATACCCTCAGTACCAAACAAAGTAGATTGAGACAATGCGCCTTGAGTCTGAGGAATATTAACACGCCAATTAGTGCACTCTTGAGCGCTTATAGGCAAGCTGTCTGATACATAAAACCCATTTAAAGGTATTTGTACTCTAGGCATTAGCTAACCCTCAAAACAACATCTTGAGCTACTATATTGGTAGTATCGGTTTCATTGGCAACCCATACTTCGACGTAATCATCTTTGTTGAAATCGTACTGCCAAATAGTTGACGCCGAGCCAGCCTTAGAGCTATTTGTGGTTGCTTGAATGGCTGTAGCTGCCACTACTGCTCCGTTAATAGCAATATATAACGAACTCTGCTTGTCGCCACCTGACGCACCAAGAAGCGCCGAACTAACGTTAATATCCAAAATTGAATTTGAGTCACCAGAATATGTAAGCCTACCCGTCCCATCCGCTGTAAATCTGGATAAATCTGAATCTACAAATACTGCATTAACTTTAACTGGAACGCCCGTAGATACTATCGTTGTTTCTAATGCGTTAGTCGTTGTGGAAACTAACCCAAAATTCATCGTATCAGCAATATTATTATTGCCGTTAAATTCCCAGCGATCATCTTTTGATGTGATGCCAGATAATTGAGTATCGACGTTAAAGGTTTTGTTGTTGTTTACAGTAGCTAAACCGCCAGCAACAATATTACCTGAACTTGCAAGACCAGACATAAAAGTAACGCCAGCACCAGTTGCTTCGACAACCCCGTTAGATATACTCATGCTTCTAAATGTAGACGTGCCAAAATCAAACAGAATGCCAGTTCTAATAAATGCAAGAATAGTATTCATTGAAAAGTACAAGTTTGAACCTGAGAAGGTAAAGCCTTTTGTCTTGATATCCTCAAAAGCTACATTGGTTAACCTAACAATAAACGCACCAGAAATAGTACCTAACGTTTCACACTCTTGCACATTTGTTTCTATTAACTGAATAATGGATGATGGCGCGGCACTAGTTACATTAAATAAATTACCATTAGGACAAGATACTGTAATATCTCTAATTTTAAAGCTAGGATTTGTTCCTGTGAACATATCGCCAGCACCAGTGTATGTAAGCTGTATCAACTGCGAACTAGCCGCCCTTAATACTGTAGATGTGCCGATAGCAAAACTATTAGAAGTAGAGACGTCATCCACTATCAAGTAATCCGTATCGTTTGCTAACGTGATAACGCCGCCAACAGGAGTTGGAAAGTCTGACTCTTCAGATACAATTACAGTCTTAGTGGTTGATGCAGTAGGAATGACACCGATCTCTAAGCTGTCGCCATCGTCTATAATACCGATATTAGAGCCAGCCTTAAGTGTCTTAAACTTATACTGACTCGCATTTAAATCAGGAATGAGAGGAAAGCCGCTATTATCTTGCGTGAAGTTACAAGCTACATTAATGCCGTTCTCAGCGCTAACGGTTGCTACAACGCCCTTGCTAGACTCAATAGCTCTAATCTGATAATCAGTACCACTGCCCGTTAATACAGGAGGAGCAAACGCATTACCGACACTTGTTAAAGAACCTGTAACACCTAAAGCTAGCTTAAACTGAGAAAATGGAATATTTAAGTTTGTGGCATTACGTACAAATGTGAATAGGTCAGCATCCGTTAAAATGTTTTCAACTGTAAATTCGCTAATCTTTTGTGAATTTCTATAAGGGTAACTAGTCATTAGTATTACTCTCTAATAGGATAGAGCCTTCGCCCTCTGTTAAAACCTCATCTTCAGGACAAGGGTAAAAATGCGTGTATCTGTACCAGCTATCTTGCTCATTACCTGAACCAATAGGAAGTGTACAAGGCAATGGTGTAGCTTTGCGTGTGACGGCAATTCTACGAATGGTTTTCAAGCCTTCAGCAGCGTTAGATTTAAGCTCTGGTGCAAACTGAATATCGTACTGGGTTGACAAGCGTAGGGCTAAGTTAAAAATAATCCCTTCTATTGCGCCATCGGGAACAGTAATCGGATCTGCTGCATTTACTACTTTCGTATAACCCAAAGGCAAACCATTAGCCGCCCAAGCTGCCATCATTCGATTCAAATAGCGAACCGCTGTCGTAAAGTCTACAGATTGAACAGGCTGTTCATTCGCCTGCACTAAAATTTCTTGCAAAGCATCTTTTACAATACTATTTGCTGTTTCCATCTTTTACCGCCTTCTTAGCTGGTGCTTTCTTGGCTGCTGGTTTCTTTTCTTTCCAGCCTAATGACTTGAGATATTCAAAAGAAGCGTCTGCAACTTTCTGCTCTCGTCCAGATAGGTCATATAACTTTTTCATGTTAACTCCTAATAGAATTGATAAAAGCCCCTCAATGAAGGGCTTCAACTATTCTACTAAACCGTACCGTAAGACTGTACAGCGAAGTAAGGATTCAATACAGCAAATGCTGGGTGTAAATCGAATCGAATCATGTTCTTATTCTTGTAGAAGTCAGAATCACGAGTAACACGGATTTGAATGCCATCTTCAGTAGTAGCAATTGTATCAGTAGCGGATAAACGCTCTTGAGGGATTGAAACCATTGAGAACGCATCTGGATGCCATGCAAGGTTAGGTTGGTAAATCGTAGAAGCCGAACCAGTTAGTGTAACTGCTTCACCGCCTGCGATAGCTGCAACGATAGTATCGTATTGACCATCCGCCTCGTTGATAGCTGGACCAGTAACAACAATTGTACCTGCACCCGCACCATCTAGTGTAACGTCAGCCGTAACCGTTGCTGTGTACTCTACTTGTGATGCTGAATCATCAATCATCGGTAAGCGAGTTGACAAGTTGTTAACGTAGATACCAGAGATAGTGATTGTCTCACCTGCTTTGATTTCTAAGTTAGCGTTAAAGCCTGATACAGCGATAGATGTTGTCATTGTATCTTTAT